TCACAGCTTTACCTTCAGGGGTGAGTGCAGGCACGTTAGTTTTATTATCAACTCAAACAGCATCAAGTAGTGCTAGCATAGAGTTTACTTCTGGACTTGATAGCACCTATAAGTGTTATGTATTTAAATATATTAATATTCATCCACAAACAGACAATGTTAATTTTGAAGTTAACTTTAGTATAGATGGTGGATCAAACTATAATGTAACAAAAACTACTACTTTTTTTAGAGCAAATCATTATGAAAATGGTAGTTCAGCAAGTGTGTCTTATGAAACTGCTCAAGATTTAGCACAAAGCACAAGTAATCAAAAATTAATGAACGCTTTTGGTGCAGACGCAGATCAAAATGCTAGTGGAACTTTACATTTATTTAACCCTGCCAGTACCTCATTTGTTAAACATTTTATGGCTATTACAAGTGGTAATCAAGATGATGATAGTGTAAGAGTTCCATACGTGGCTGGATATTGTAATACCACTTCTGCTATTGATGCAGTTAAATTTGTTATGTCGTCAGGCAATATCGACTCTGGCACAATTAAACTTTATGGAGTAGCTTAATGTCAATTGTAACTTATAACAATAGAAGTCTTCAAAATGTAACAGATTTAGCAAGTGTCACTAAAACTATGGTTTTGTTATCTACACAAACTGCATCAAGTTCAGCGACAATATCTTTTACATCAGACATTGATGCTACATATCCTGCTTACATGTTTAAATTTATTGATATTCATCCTGCAACTGATCAAACATTTTTAACATTTCAAGCTGATACTGGAACTAATACTAATTATAATCAAACTGCAACCACAACATATTTTACCGCTTATCATGGAGAAGATGGATCAAATGGAACATTAACATATAATACAAGCTATGATGAAGCACAAAGCACAGACTTTATCTATATTGCAGATAGAACAGGAACTGATAATGATCAATGTATTGCAGGAACGATGCATGTATTTTCTCCTGCATCTACAACGTTTGTTAAACATTTTATGTCTAATACAAATTGTTATGAACAAAGTAATTATACATCAGAAGTATTTGTGGGTGGATACTTTAATACCACAACAGCTATAACTAGATTTCAATTTAAAATGTCCAGTGGCAATATTGATTCTGGCACGATTAAACTTTATGGAATAAAGGATTCATAATGAGTTTAGTTACTTTAAATGATAGAGCAGTTAGATCGGTTACCACTTTTGGATCTGTAGCAGGTGACTCTATGGTCTTTATTAAAAAACTAACAGCAAGTTCTAGTGGTACTTTAAGTTTTGTAAACGGAAGTTCAGATGTTGTTTTTGATGGAACATATAAAGAATATGTTTTTATATTTAATAATATTCATCCTGCAACCGATAACGCTAATTTTAGTTTTCAAGCAGATACAGCAAGTAACACGAATTATAATCAAACCATTACATCTACTTACTTTGCTTCCTATCAAACTGAAGATGGATCTACTACAGCAGTACAATATGTAACTGGACAAGATCAAGCACAAGGTACAGCATTTCAAACTTTAGTAGATTCAGTGGGTAATGGTAATGATGAAAGTTGTTCTGGTATTCTTCATATTTTTGAGCCCTCTAGCACAACTCACATTAAGCATTTTATAGCAAGATCACATGGTTATAATGGTAGTGATTATTCAACAGATTTATTTTGTGCTGGCTATATTAATACAACAACAGCTTTAACAACAGTGCAATTTAAATTTAGTAGTGGTAATATCGATAGCGGAACAATATCCCTTTACGGGATATCTTAAAAATGATACACAAAAACAAAGGAGCAAGGAATGCCAAGATATCATAATATAAACGGTCAACAAGTTCAATTTACAGCAGAGGAAGAAGCTGCAAGAGATGCTGAAGAACAAGCGTGGGCAGATGCTGCTCCTGCTAGAGCTTTAGCTGATCTTAGAGCTAAAAGAAATAGACTCTTAGCTGAAACAGATTATTTAGCATTATCTGATAATACACTTTCAGATGACATGAGAACTTATAGACAGTCACTTAGAGATTTACCTGATGGTAAAGACACTGTTGAAAAATGTGAAAATGCTACATGGCCAACTAAACCATAATGGCTAAGAAAAAGTCTATATTTGGTGTAAATAATTTTGTAAAAAAAACAAGAAGAAAAAGACCAGGTAGACACGCAAAGTCACCTAACAAATCAAAACGAAGAATGCATAAAGCAAAATATAAAGGACAAGGAAAAGTATAATGGCAACAACACCACAAACAACACTACTTGAAAAAGGTGCAATCACACCTTCTCAAACAGAACAAACAGGTAGTAATTCTGCAGTTTCTTTAATTCAGTCGTTATTAAATACACCTACTCTTCCTCAAGGTGCAGCAATTACACCTACAGGACAAAGTGTACAACAAAATGAATTAATGTCAACTCCAGGTGTTACTGGAACTATTGCTGCGTTAGCACCTGCTGCAACTGCACCTGCAGCTGCCGCAAGTTCTACAGGAACTTCACAACAGGTATCTACGGTAACTCCAGCAAGTGCAGCACAATTTAGTGCAGCAACAATTGGCACAGCACCTACTATGACAGCTGCTCAAGGAACAGTTACAAATCCTATGACTGCAGCCACTCAATCACTGGCTAGTATAGACCCTAGAGCAACAGTTCAAGGTCAATTAGAAAACATATCAACAGATATTCAACAATCATTATCTACAGGTTCACCATTACCTGCATTTGCTAGAGGAGCTGCTGAAGCTGCAAAAGCAACTATGCAAGCTAGGGGTTTAGGTGCGTCTACAATGTTAGCAGAAGCATTAGCAGAAGGTATACTAAAATCTTCTGTACCTATTGCTGCTCAAGATGCACAAGTATACAGAGATACTATTTTTCAAAACTTAGCTAATAACCAGCAAGCTGCTGTAATAAATGCACAAGCATATTTACAAATGGATATGGCAAACTTGTCTAATGAACAACAAGCTAACTTACAAAATTTACAGGCACAACAACAGCAACTTTTAACTGATAACGCTGCAAGAAATGCTGCATTACAGTTTAATGCTTCAAGTCAAAATCAAGTAAATCAATTTTACAATTCATTAAATTCAAACATACAACAGCAAAACGCACAAAGATCTGATGCATTAACTCAGTTTAATATTGCAGAACAAAATAAAGTTGAAGCCTTAAATGCTAAAAATGCTACAGCGATTGCTGATGCAAATTCACAAAGACAAGCTGCAATTAATCAATTTAATTCAACACTTGAAGATCAAAGACAAAGATTTAATATTGAGAATCAAAGAGTTATAGATCAATCAAATGTGACTTGGAGAAGACAAATTAATACTGCTAACACAGCTTCTGTTAATGCTGCTAATGAAACAAATGCAATAAACTTATTAAATTTAAGTAACTTTGCATTATCATCTTTATGGCAACAATGGAGAGACGAAGCATCATGGGTTAATTCATCATCAGAGAATGAATACAACAGAAATCATAACTTAGCAGTAGCTGCACTAGAAAGAACAACAGCTTTTGATTTACAAAATGAAGCACAAAAAGCTGCACTCTATGCTATGCTTGGTCAGTTTGGTATGAGAATATTTGGTGAAATTTTAGATGAATCTTAATTTAGGAGATAATAAATGGCAAGAAATGTAAAAAATATATTTGATAACGCCTCTAGAAATATTGTTAGAAATTTTAGTAATACGTATAGAACTTACAGTGTAACTGGTGGAGGCGATGACGATCGTTCTGGTGGTAGATATCCAAGAGAAGTAGAAAAAGAATATGAACCACAGAAAAAAAGATCAACACGACAAAAAATAGCTGATGTTTTAAAAGGAAGAGACAAAGATGAAGGCAGTATCTTACAAGCATATAAAGAAATGAAACAATTATCTGAAGTTAGAAAGCCATTTTTTGGAAATAAATTAGTAGGACTAAGAACTTATAGACCAGGAATGGCTAGAGGTCCAGATAAAATAGAAGTACAAGATCCAAAAACTATTAGAAAAAGACATAATGATAGAGTTAAACAATTTCTGTATGACAGAGCAATGATAGGTAAAGCATAATGAGACTTACATCAGACACAACAGGACTAGCAGATATAGATCCATTTAATGCACCAGTTCCTGGTCAATCTTTAACAGATACACCAGGAAATTATCCTTGGGAACATCCGCCAAAAAATACAGATGTTGAAATGTTATTAGAAAATTTATTTACAAGACTAACTCAACCTCAGTCTGTAGAAGAGATTGTAATTATGCTAGATGCAGGAGTCCCTGTTGAAGCAATTGCAAGAGTAATTACGTTTACAGGTTTTGCTGAAGGTGAATTTAATCCTGATGTTGGATTTACTATTGTTGAACCACTAATGGAAATTATAACTGCAATTGGTATCAAAGCAGGTATTCAA